AGACACATTACATTACGAATTAGAATATGATAATTTAATTATGGTATCACAAAGAGGTCGTGCAGGTCAAATTGCAGGGTCTGGATTTAGTGGTAAGGGTGCACAACTTGGTGTGAGAACAACTAAAGCAATAAAAAAATTAGGTTGTTCTAACTTAAAAACTATGATTGAAGCTGATAAGATTATCATACAAGACTTTGATATTATATCAGAATTGTCAACTTATATTTTAAAGGGCTCTTCGAAGTATGAGGCTGATGATGGTTCTAATGATGATTTAGTAATGTGTTTAGTTTTGTTTGCTTGGTTATCTAATCAAACATATTTTAAAGAATTAACAGACTCGGATATTAGAGCTAGACTTTACGAAGAACAAAGAAATGCTATCGAACAAGATATGGCACCTTTCGGATTTGTTCAAGACGGTATTTCTAGCACAGAAGAAGAAAGTTTTACTGACCCTTACGGACAAAAGTGGGAAACCGTGAAAATCATTAAAGGTCAGTAAATTATAAATATTTGAACGACAAACCAAATTAATAAGGAGAATAAAAGATGGCTTTTCAAGTATCACCTGGTGTTCTCGTAACGGAAAAGGACCTAACTAATGTAATTCCAGCGGTATCTACAAGTATCGCAGGACTAGTCGTGGTTAGTGAAAAAGGGCCGATGGACGAAATCACACCGATTTCGAGTGAAGATGAGTATGTTAGAGTTTTTGGGAAACCAACTGCTTCTAATTTTGAATATTTTTTTAGTGCAACCAACTTTTTACAATACGGAAATGCTTTAAGGGTTGTAAGAGCAACTCCTACCGGTGCATTAAATGCAACAGATTCCGGTAGTGGAGTTTTAATAAAAAATACTACGGACTATCTTGACAATTATTCTGGTGGAAGTAACAGTAAAGGTGAGTGGGCTGCAAGAGAGGCTGGAGCAAAAGGAAACAACTTAAAAGTTTCAATGTGTTCTAATTCAACTGCGTTTCAATCATCTGGAGGAGGTTCAAACCTAGTCAATGACGCAACTGCGGCTATCGGTGATACAACAATCACTATCGATGATGGCGGTGGAGACAAGATACAAGTCGGTGACTTACTAGAGTTTGGTGATACTTCAGGTAACTTTAATGCTGCACCTTCAGGATTTTTCTACAAGGTAACAGATAACTCATCAGGCACATTAACTATTGCTAGATTTAATACATCAACTGGTCAAACAGAAGCTGGTGGATTACGACATGCAGTTTCAGATAATGCACAATTCAAAAGATATTGGGAATACTTTTTCTCAGTAACTTCAGGTGCACCAACTACTACTGATGACGTATCTAACGCTGGTGGTTCAAATGACGAAATGCATATCGTTGTTGTTGACGAAGATGGTGGCATCACAGGAACTGCTAATACTGTATTAGAAGTTTTTGAAGGTGTTTCTCAGGCTTCAGATGCAAAAGATGCACAAGGTAACAGTAACTTTTATGTAGATGTTATTTACAGAAAAAGTGAATTTATTTACTGGATGGACCACGATACAACTTTAGCAAATGCAGGTTCTAGTAAAGTAGGACAAACTTTTGATAATGCTTCAACACAAACCATTACCATTATGAATACATCACTAACAAGTGGTAACGATGGTAGTGCAATTACAAATGCACAATTAGCTACAGCTGTTGAAAAGTTCCTAGATGTTGAGAATGTTGAAATAAACTTCTTAATTACAGGTCCTTCTCAAACAGGTGCTGATGCTACTGGTGACACTTTTGCAACAAAAATTATAGATGTTGTAGAACAACGTAAAGACTGTGTGGCATTTATCTCACCTGCAAGAAGTGATGTTGTAGGAGTCACAGACCCTATACAACAAACTTTGAATGTTAAGGCGTTTGCAGACGGGCTTTCAAGTTCATCATATGCGGTTATAGATACTGGATATAAAAATATGTACGATAAGTACAATGATGTATTCAGAGCTGTACCACTAAACGGTGATATTGCAGGTCTATGTGCAAGAACTGATTTAGTCGCTGACCCGTTCTTCTCTCCAGGAGGTTTCAATAGAGGTCAAATTAGAGGAGCTGTATCTTTAGTGTTCAATCCAAATGAATCACAAAGAGATATACTCTATAAAGCTAATGTAAACCCGGTTGTTACTTTTCCAGGACAAGGAACAGTATTGTTCGGCGATAAAACATTCCAGAAGAAACCAAGTGCATTCGATAGAATAAACGTAAGAAGATTATTCTTACTTTTAGAGAAAGCAATTTCTACTGCTGCTAAATTCCAACTCTTTGAGTTCAACGATGAATTTACAAGAGCACAATTTAGAAATCTAGTAGAACCTTTCCTAAGAGATGTGCAAGGTAGAAGAGGAATCACAGACTTTTCAGTAGTTTGTGACGATACAAATAACACAGGTGAAGTTATTGACAGAAACGAGTTTGTTGCAGATATATTTGTAAAACCTGCTCGTTCAATTAACTTTATCAAACTAAACTTTATAGCTACACGAACTGGTGTTGCGTTTAGTGAAGTTGCAGGGGCATAGGAGGAAATAGATGGCTGAAATCGGAAGTTTTTTATCTAAGCTCAAAGGCGGTGGAGCTAGAAGTAATCAGTTTAAAGTAACTATGCCGTTCCCTGGTTTTGCTGCTACAGGTGGTGAAACTGAAAGTATGGCATTTTTATGTAAAGCTACATCAATACCTGAGTCAACAGTAGGCGAAGTTTTAGTTCCTTTCAGAGGTAGAAATATTTACCTTGCAGGAGATAGAACATTTGCTACTTGGGACACAACTATTATTAACGATAGTGATTTCTTAATCAGAAATGCTATTGAAAGATGGTTGAATGGTATTAATAATCATTCAGATAATGAGGGATTGGTAAATCCAGTAGATTATCAAGTGGATGCGTTTGTTGACCATTTAGACAGAAACGGTAACACAATCAAGTCTTACACATTTAGAGGATTATATCCTACTAACTTACAGGCAATAACTTTGGATTATGCTGAAGCTACTGCTCTAGAAGAGTTTGTGTGTTCTTGGCGTTACCAGCACTGGGAAGCAAGCACTACTACATAATAGTAAGTGAGGAAATAATATGGCAGAGCTATTTGGCTTTACCATCACTAGAAACAAAGAGAAGGCAAGTGCGAGTCAAAACTTTACCTTGCCTTCTATTGATGACGGAGCACAAACCGTTGTTGGTGGTGGAATCATGGGTCATTACCTTGATATGGAAGGTAAAGTCCGTGATGAGGCAGATTTAATAAGAAGATATAGAGAAGTTGCAATGCAGCCTGAATGTGATATGGCTGTCGAAGATGTTGTCAACGAAGCTATCGTTAGTGACGAAAACGAACCGTCAGTTCGTTTGAATTTAGACCAACTAAGCATGAACGATGGTATCAAAGAAAAAATACAAAAGGAATTCGATACAGTTTTAAGACTTTTAGAGTTTAACGAAAAAGGTCACGATATTTTTAGAAGATGGTATGTTGACGGAAGAATATACTATCACAAAATAATTAATACAAAAAACTTAAACGATGGGATTGTTGAAGTTCGATATATAGACCCTCGAAAAATTAAAAAGATGAGAGAGTTAATATCGAAGAAAAATGGTGAAAACTTTATGCCACCATCTTCTGGAAAACCAGATGAGATGATGTATAAAGATTATTTTATTTACAATGAGAAAGGTGTTGGAGGTTCTGCTTCTGAGGGTGGTATGAAAATATCGCCAGACTCAATAGCGTTCTGTCCGTCAGGTTTAATTGACCAACAAAAAAATCTTGTTATGTCTTATTTACATAAGGCAATCAAACCTGTTAATCAATTAAGAATGATTGAAGATAGTGTTGTTATATACAGAATATCTAGAGCACCTGAAAGAAGAATTTTTTACATTGATGTAGGTAATCTGCCTAAAATTAAAGCAGAACAATATCTCAAAGATGTAATGAACAGATATAGAAATAAACTTGTTTACGATGCAAGTACAGGTGAGATAAGAGATGATAGACAATATATGTCTATGCTCGAAGATTTTTGGCTACCAAGAAGAGAAGGTGGTCGAGGAACTGAAATCACTACACTAGCAGGTGGACAGAATTTAGGTGAGATAGACGATATAAAATACTTTCAACAAAAATTATATCGTTCTCTTAATGTACCAGTTTCTAGACTCGAGGCAGAGTCAGGATTTAGTTTAGGTAGAGCCACTGAAATAACTAGAGATGAATTGAAGTTTACAAAATATATTGCTAGACTTCGTAAAAAATTCGTTATTTTATTTCACGACTTACTTAAAACTCAACTGATATTAAAAAACATTGTGACTCCAGATGATTGGGAAACTCAAATGTCTGAATTTATTAAATATGATTTCGTACAAGACGGATATTATGCTGAGATAAAAGAGTCAGAAATGTTAAAAGATAGACTACAAATGGCCACTGATTTATTTAATAATCAGATGGTAGGTAAAGTTTATTCTATGGATTTTGTTATGAGAAAAATTTTAAGAATGTCAGATAAAGATATTAGAGAACAAAGAAAGAAAATTGCTGATGAGATTAGTAAAGGTATTATTAAAGACCCAGCAGCAAAAGAGGAGGAATTCTAATGAGTGAGATTGTAAAAGATATGATTAATGCTATTGTTAGTGACGACCAAATAGATGCAGAAGCAAAATTTAAATCTGCATTAAGTACAAAAGTAGGTCAAGCTTTAGATGATAAAAGAAAAGACATAGCAGGCACTATATTATCTAAACCAGTAGAAACAAAGAAAGATGACACAAACGCTGAAGAACCTGTTGAAATCGATAACTGAAAAAGACGAACATAAGCGTTCTCCAGATTATCGTAGATTGTCACCGGCTTTAAAGAAAGCTGTTGATGATATTATGGTTCAATTAAGTAAGTCACCTTTTAAAGTTTTAAAAAATTTAAAGAAGACTACGACAGACTTAGGTAAAAAACATAAAGTTAAACCTAATGAAATCGAAAAGTTTATAACGAAAGTCATATAGGAGGCATAAATGGCAGTTACAAACCAAACGCTTGTTGACACTAGTTTTAAAACAATTATTAAAACTGTTTGTGACAATGCAGCAAATACAGACGGTGATAATGTAAAGATACTTGACGCATCAGCATTATCAGGAGCAGATAGTAACCCAAGAGTATCTATCGCAAAAATATTTTATAGTATAGAAAGTGCGTCAGGTGGAGTAGAACTTAAATGGGATGCTACATCAAATGTTCAATGTACTATTCTATCAGGTAATGGCTCATACGGTTACATGCCAGGACAACCTGCACTTACAAATAATGCAGGGTCTGGAATTAGTGGTGATGTCAACGTAGTAAATGCAACAGGAACTTTTACACTAGTTACAGAATTTCATAAAATTTCTGGATTTACTAATACTAACGAAGCAACTAATCCGTAATGGCTGATACAGTTACTAGTCAAACTATTACTGACGTTTCAGGCTCAAAGACCGTAATTAAATTTACGAACCTTAGTGATGGTACTGGAGAAAGTCTTGTAAAGAAAGTAGATGCAAGTGAATTAAATCACGCCTCCTCATCTACTTCGATTGCAAGAGTGATATACAGTATTAACACTACTGGCGGAAACGGTGCAGTAGAAATAGTGTTTGACGGTGCTACAAATTCGACAGCTTTAGTTTTGGGTGGCAGTGGGACAATCGATTTACAAACCCCTGCCATTCAAATTGCTAACAATGCAACAACACCAACAGGAGATATATTGTTTTCAACTAAAAATTTTGTTAACGGTGATAGTTATTCTATCATATTGGAGTTAAGATAATATAAATAGGAATAGAGAACAAAAATGAAACTAATAAGAGAAGAGATTACAGATATCGAATTTGTCACAGAGGACACCTCCGATAATAAAAAGAATTATTTTATTAAAGGTGTTTTTATGCAAGCCGATATGAAGAACAGAAACGGTAGAGTATATCCTATGGAAACTCTACAAAGAGAAGTTTCAAGATATACTAAAAAATTCATAAATGAAAAGAGAGCCTTCGGTGAATTAGGGCATCCAGATGGACCAACTGTTAATCTGGAAAGAGTATCACACATGATTACAAAACTTTATCCAGATGGTAAAAACTTTATGGGTGAAGCTAAAATTACAGATACTCCATATGGTAAAATCGTAAAAAGTCTAATTAATGAAGGTGCTAAATTAGGAGTTTCGTCTAGAGGCATGGGGTCTCTTGACAATAGGTCGGGAACAAATTATGTAAAAAGTGATTTTTACCTGGCAACTGCCGCAGATATCGTGGCTGACCCATCTGCTCCAGATGCTTTCGTACAAGGTGTAATGGAAGGTAAAGAGTGGGTATGGGATAACGGTATCATAAAAGAGGTAGAAATTAACGAATTACGGAAAGAATTAGTGAAGGCGAAGAGAACTGAACTAGCTGAAAAGAAGGCTGCAGTTTTCAACAAGTTCTTAAAAAATCTGTAATTTATAAATATTACACAACAACTATTCGAATAGGGAGAAACATTAATGTCCGAAATAGAAAACAAAGTAGAAGAACTGGCAACTGAGGTAAGTGAAGCCAACGGTCAGGACGCTCCTACTAAAAATTCAGTTAAGGGCGAACCTATGAAAAAAGTAGATGGTGCTGGTTATGAAGATATTGGTGGTGAAACTACTGATAATCCTGATGGCAAAATAGATAACTCTAAAAAAGTTAAAAAAGATGCAACTGCACCAACTAAAGGTGCTGGTTCAGCAGAAACTGCACCAGTCGCACAGGGTTCCTCAAAAATAAAAGAACCTCTAGCTGCAGGTGATAATGTCGAACACGAAGGTGATGACATTGCTGAGGCAGAGCACGATGGTAAAAAAGAAGGTATGCACGAGATGCCAAAAACTAAAGCTGGTATGATTCAAGCTATGTACGATAAAATGAAAGAAATGAAAAAAGATGACATGGCTAAAGAATACAAACACATCATGGCTAAATTAGACATGAAGGCTGGGTATCACGAAGGTATGCACGACAAAGAAGACGAAGAAGAAAAGAAAAAAGAAGAAGCTAAAAAAGAAGCTATTGATAAAAGAGTGAAAGATATCGATGTTAAAGAAGATGTTAACGCTCTTGTAAATGGCGAATCTGAACTTTCTGAAGAATTTAAAACTAAAGCTGCAACAATCTTTGAAGCAGCAGTAAAGTCTAAAGTTAAATCAGAAATCGAAAGATTAGAAGAAGCTTATTCAAAAGAACTTGACGAAGCAAAATCAACTGTCAAAGATGACATGGTACAAAAAGTAGATAACTACTTAAACTATGTTGTTGAAGAGTGGGTAAAAGACAATGAACTTGCTATCGAAAGAGGTATCAAAGGTGAAATCGCTGAAGATTT